TAATACTTTAATCTGACTTAATGGTGCTTTGTTTTCAGCATTTTCTGGTTTTGATATATCAATTAAACTCCAATCTTGTAATAGAATGGCAATTGTATTTCTTCTTTGTATATCATTCTCAACAAGTGTTGCCTTCTTACCATCTAAGGCAAACAATTCTTTAAAATGTACTATAAAGTATTTACCTTGTTTGTGTAAAATATGACATGATTGATATAGAGTTTTATCTTTTCTACTTGCTACACCAATTCTTGTTAAGGTTTCTCTGACTTTTAAAAAGTCGTCTGGTTGTTTAATGGTGACCTCTAACATATCTTCAGCCGACCATGATATTTCTTCGCTCATTTTCTTTTTCTCCCGCCTTTAGAAAGGCTTATTTTTATATCTTCAAGTTGTTTGTCGTTTAGTATGCTGAGAGCCTCTTTAGCTTTCTCATTACTATATCCATAATACTCTTTTACATACTCTATATTTTTCAATTTGGCTTGTGATAACCACTTGCCACCAAATCGCTTTGCTTTTCTTATACTATTTATATAGAAATGAAACTGTAGCTTCTTATCTAAGAAATGAAAACCATTCATTTCATTAGCCTGAGCTATGGTATCATAGTGCATAGACAAACACTTGTTGATTATAAAGGGAGGGTATTTCTTTTCCCATGTTAGGTCCTCAGTATCTAACAAAGGTTTCTTCTCAAAGTTTATTGCATTGAGATAATCTTTTAATTCATACATAATATATTCCAATCAATTATTGGAGCGGGTGACAGGATTCGCACCTGCGACCTATTCGTTGGCAACGAATTGCTCTACTACTGAGCTACACCCGCTTATCATTATTTAAATTTACAACTGGCCATAATTTCAGTTAAACAAGCGACCATATTAATCTCATGGTCTGCAACAAAAGCTGCCTTGTACTGATAACCAGCAATAATTAAAATTGCTTGTGGTACTGATTTACTATCAAGTGAATCGTACATACTATCATAGATACCTCTAAAAAGAGAAGCTGGTTCTTTGTCAATATTTTGAACAACCCACTTTCTCATATCATTAAACTTTTTATCTTTTAATGTTTTTACAAGTTCTTTAGTATTTGCTTCTGATAGACTAAACAATATACCACTATCAATCTTACCTCTAACAGAATACCTTTGAAGTTCATTAATAGTTCTACGAAAATCAGGATAGTATTTCTGTATTAATTCTGCTAATACTTTTTTATCAAATTCAATGTTCTCGTCTTTTAATAGACCAGACATTCTTTCCATAAATGCTTTAGCAGTTAGTACCTTTTGACCATTCTTAATTGCAAAATCAATAACAGTACACCTACTATGTAGGGCTGGTATAATTTTGTTTTTGTAATTACAGGTAAATATGAAACGACAATTGTTATAAAAGGTTTCAATAAAATTACGCAAGGCAGGTTGAACACTATCAGCATTCATATAATCTGCTTCGTCTATAATTACAACTTTATGATTGGCGTCTTCGGTAAGTGATACTGTACTAGCAAAATTCTTAATCTTGTTTCGTAGTGTATCAATTTGACGGCCTTCATCTGAACCATTGATGATGATATAATCAGCACCAAGTTCTTCACACAAGGCTCGTGCAACTGTCGTTTTACCAGTACCGGCAGTACCAGATAACAACAGATTAGGTATTTCTTTTTGTTTTAGAAACTGACTAAAAGTTTCTTTTATATCCTTTGAGAGGATACAATCTTCGATTGTTTTTGGCCGATACTTTTCGACCCACAAATAGTCTGACATAATATAAACTCCACTTTATTCATTATTTTTAGGCTTCATTATTTCGTAAGTGATATCATAACCACCTTTTCTATCAGAGAAATAATCTTCTTCTCTATCATAGTCATGTTCGCCTAAAAAATCCATTAATTTATCATCTTCTTCATCTGTTGGTTTGTTACCTATTGGTTCAGGACCACCCCAATCAGGACCAAGATGTGAAATAATCTCTTTAAATCTATCTACAGAACCAAATGTTTCAGCAGCTGCTTCTTCATCTATTTCGTAGGTAAAGTGACTATGTACACTATGATACTCTATCTTTTTTAGTTTTATACTTGCCATTAAAACTCACTATCTGGTTCTAACGCAATCCAATATTGGACTTTTTTGTTACGATTAACAAAGTGACTAATCTTTTGTGATGAAATACTTACATCATAGTCATCTGTAATCATTTTAAAGTTCTCTACTTTGAAGTAGGCTTTAAATGTTTTATCAGTTTCGCCAACATCAATAGAATATTCATTTGATGATTTATTCTTTTTGTCTGTGGCAACCATGTGTATCTTACTACCATTACCAATAACTGCAACATCAATTAGATTTAGTGTTGTAGCTGCTTTCATAAGTTTTGCAAAGTTTTCCTTTTTGAAAGTAAACGATACAAAGTTATCAGGCATTGTAATAGATTTCGTAGGTGATACGATTACTGATTTGTCTGCAAAGAAATATTTAATATTCTGTTTAGACTTTGCTTCATTGATGGTTACATTTGCACCACCATTAAAGTTTAGAGTTGGACTATCAAACAAGTCGATAGACCTCAAAAATTCAGGCAAGTCATAGATAGCGAATTCACTACCAAACTCCTCACCAATCTCAGCTTCTGCTAAGATATTCTTCATTGTAGAAATTGTCTGTACTGTCTTACCAGGCTTAACCAAAATATTTTGATTAATGCTTGAAAAGTTTTTCAATACATCAATTGTATCTGTTGAAAGATTCATTATATATTCTCCTATTATTAGTTTGTCAAGTATTTCAACATACTCTCTGGTGATGATTCACCGTATGGGTCGCTGGTCAAATTATCACATTTTCCAGGTTCTTCAAACAATGATTCAATAATACCATCATTTATAACCATAGAATATCTCCAAGACCTTTGACCAAATCCTTTATCGTCTTTACAGACAAGCATTCCCATTAACCTTGAAAATTCACCTGAGCCATCTGGAATCATTTTGCAATTTACAATATGTTCTTTTTCTGCCCAAGCATTCATTACAAAAGAATCATTAACTGATACACAATATATCTCGTCAATGCCTCTCTCTTTGAATTCTTTATATTTTGTTTCATAACCTGGTAATTGTTTACTTGAACAAGTAGGTGTAAATGCACCAGGTAATCCGAATACTACAACTCTTTTGCCGCCAAAAAAGTCATCTGTTGTCTTTTCAACCCATACGCCAGCTTCTCGGACTTTAAATTTTACGAATGGTACTTTATGTTTCATCATGTATTTTTACTCATATTAAAATTGGAGCGGAAAGAATGTACTGCCCAAACTTCTCCTGGTTGGAAACCAAGTGTTTTACTTTTAAACTATTTCCGCATTTGTTATTCATGTTACACATTATATAGTAAGTGACCAAAAAAGGCAAGCCTGATTTGGCCACTCATTTATTATTTTACCTGTACTAATTTAGACCAGTTATCTTTACCTTTTTCTTGTGGTAAGAAACCAGCGACTTTCATAAAGTCTGTTTTACAACCTAGGTCTTGTAGTCTTTTTAGACCTGTATTCCAGTCTTCCATAGTTCTTTCTCGTTTAATTGAGATAGAAGATTTTTTAGTCGGTCTGGACACATGAAATATCACTTGACAATCATTACCTGTTTCCAGATACTTGGTCATCATTCTATGATAAGTTCTATAAGCACTACCTTGTTTACACATAAAGGTATGTTTTTTGCCTGTCAAGTCACCACTAAAATTATACTTGGTTGCTGATTGTTCTTTAGACCATCTTTTTGCCTTTACTTCATTCCACTCGTAAACAGCTGTGTCTAATTCAGATAGATTTTCCACTTGTCTAACTATACTGTCTTTAGATTCTTTACTTCTAAATGGGCAAATTAGGTTAAGATGATTTCTGATTTCCTCTGTATCTTTTTTAAGACCAAACTTGTTAATTTTTAACATAATTGTTTTTACAATGTCAATTTCTTTATTAGTTACTTTTGGCAAACCCTCGTTTTCCATAGTTCTAATATCAAGTAATTGGCTTTCTGTACAATCAACTACATCAAAAACCATTTCAAAATCACCACCAAATAATAGTTCTAAAGCATTTGCTCTATTATAACCATATGTTAGTATGTGACTATATTCACTATTCTCATTTGGATTTTTATATACACAAGGTAAATACTCTGTAGTATCCCAACCTTTTGATAGTGAATGTTTTAAACTTTCAATGTCTGATTCAGAGGTACCATGCTGTCTAGCAGTATTACCTTCCATATCGTCAATCAATACTTGTGAAAGTTTTAGTTTTATTTTTGTTGTAATTTTTACTCCGACATTTGAAAAGTCGGGAATGGGTCGCTCAAATTTTACATGAGCAATGTTTTTAGTTTCTATAATCATTTTTTTCCTCTTATTAGATTACGACAAACTTTATCCCATGAGGACAAAATCTATCTTATTATTATTTATACATCATTATATAGTAAAGTGGAGGAAAGGCAAGCCTCCCTCCACAATTCAAATTTACTTTATACTAATAGTTTTAGCCTTCTTATGTTCTGGTACAATCTTCTCCAGAGCAACTTTTAAAAGACCATCTTTTAGTTCAGCACTCTTTACTTCAACATCATCTGCTAATGTAAAGTGTTTAACAAAGCTTCGTTTAGCAATACCTTGGTGTAATACACCGTCATTGTCTTCAACTTCTTTTTCTTCCTTTGTTTTTACTGATTCGATTTTCAATACATTATTTTCATAACTTACTGAAATATCTTTTTTACCATAACCTGCTAATGCAACCACGATATCATATGTTAAAGAACCTGTCTTTACAATATCATATGGCGGATAATTATTCGCTGTCATATGTGGTAGTCTATCAACCATATGGTCGAATTGGTCGAACATATCGTCAAACCCTACTGTGAATGGCTTTAGGCCGGTAAAAATTGAATGAATTGCTTTGTGATTTGTCATTTTAATCTCCTTTGTTAAGCAAGTTTAATTACGATACCTCTATTGAGCGTATCACTATTATTTATATAATCATTATATTTCATATTTCAAGTGGTAGTTTTTCTTTTTTGAGTTTAAAACTACCAAAACATTAACTCGCAGCTTTAGTTTGTTTGTTTTAAGTGGTGCGAAACTAAGCGCAAATGCTGAAACAATCCACTATCTAGGTTAACGCTAGCGCCCCCAAATTCTGTTATTGGTAGAGGTAGGCCTCACCCTCTTTTACCCTAACTTGTCTTACCAATGCCTATCACATCTTCATGTGCTACGAAGGCCAATGGACCAATAAAGAGTAGTCTAACCGTGGACTACCGTGTGTGTATTAAGGCACAACCCTTAAAGTGATGGTTTTTGTTAAAGAAGAACCATCAAACTCCTGCGACCCCGACATAAAATTGTCGGTCTTCCCTACGCTACTGGTCTTACGAACAGCCAGCATAATATATATAACACTTCACAGCGTAGGAATCTCTAAAAACCTCTTTGTTGTTGAAGCTTCTTTTGTTTCTTTTTCCAATTCTTAATAGCTTCTTTTTTCTTTTCTTGTTTAATCTCGGAAGGCTTTTTGTAGAATTGTCTATCTCGGAGCTCTTTCACTAGGCCTTCTTTTTGTACTTTTCTTTTTAGTACACGCATGGCTTGTTCAAGGTTACCGTTTCTAACAGTTACATCAATACTCATAAATTACCTCCTCTCATAACAGTATAAGAAAGGTGGAGGGCACTACCCCTCCACCAAGGACTTACACTATGATTGATAGATTTAGATGGCGCTATCGTC